GTTTTACTGGCTTCGTGCATTCCATCTTTGTCATGCTTTTCATCATACTCAATGTCTCCAGTAACGTCTTTGCCATCTTTACCAGCATGATCTCTATGATCGTACTTTGCATCATGTTCAACTTCACGTCCTGCTTTTTCTGCACGATCATCTCTTTCAACATCTGACTCTTTTTCAAACATCTTGTTGTCTTTTTTCTTCTCTGGTAGACCATCTGGACTTTGTTTATCGCTAAATGGTGTATAGTTTTTTTGCTTGTTCATCTTAGAGGTTTGTATCATTTTCTCTAAGCCTTTGCTCATCATACCGTTACTGTCTTCTTTGATAACTTTTGGTGTATTAGCAACTTTATTAAGTTTTGCTAGTGTGTCGTATATATTGTCCATCGTTTGTTCCTTTAATTACTTGTTTTTACCCGGAGGGCCATCTTTGCGATTCTCCGGAGCCGAACTACCAGCAGAACTAGTAACGACCGGAATCTTGTTGGTACCCATAATAGGACTTGTAGTACTATTTGGATAACCTGTTGTGTATAGTGGACCGGATGGAAATACATCTGGATCAGCACCACCTGCTATTGTAAAATCACTTGAATATTCATTACCTATTACTTTTCTTGTGTAAGGATCTGCAGCATAATACTCACTTGCTTCTTTGCTTGCCTTGCTTTCAGGTTGTTCGCCTTCATCACTTCCAAGTACTGGATTTGGTTGCTCTTCGTAGCCTTCACGCTCAGCATCAATACTATCTGCATATGTAGATTGTTGTATTCTGATAGCATTTGGATCCATACCTAGCAAACGAGCAATTTGTATCATCTGCGGTGGTGTTGCTGGATAGTTAAAAGACACGTCAATAATTGACATACTTTCGTTTTCAGCTTCTGGAAATACTGGAAGAGTCTTTTGAATTGGAGTTTTCTTTGCACCAGACATTTTAATAACATCAAACTGCTGAAGTTTTTCTTCCAAATCGTTTAAGACATCAGCCTCAACATCACCAAGAATATAAATCTTGTAATCAAATGTTTGTTTGGCTTCTGTCAAGTATTGTGATAATGATTTCATCTTTTGTTCCTTCTATGCAGTATTTAGCTCAATTGGAATTCTTTTGTTCTTTGTTGTCGTTTAACAAACGATCTAAAAGTGCGTTTCTATCCAATATAACGCCGGTTCCGTCTACTGTTTCGTCATTATTCGTAGCAACTTTTTGATCTAAGTTTGCTTTCTTTAGCTGTAGGTCAACCATTTTTAGTTTCTTGTTTAGTTTAGCTGTCTTTGCAGTGATAGCATGCCCAAGCATTGTACTTGCTACACCAAATATATCACTTGCCCACCGACTGTCTACATTCATGCCCAAATCCATCATGTCTTCATAGCCTTTAACAGCTTTACCGGCAAGGTCATCCATCTCAGTATCACTTGCTTCAAGCCCACGTACCAATGGTAATGCAGCCTGTACTTTATCAAGTTCACTAAGTGTATTTTGCATCACAGGATTATTTTCTGGCTTTGCTTCTGGAACATTATCAGGTGTTACTTCGTCAGGTATCTTGTAATCAGGTAATCCATCTTCAACAACGTCAGCTGGCAATTCGAACAGTTCCTCTAGTTTTCTGGTCATGTGCTTCCTTTAAACATTTAGGACATACGCAATCTTGTGACATAATTTTAACTTCTACTATTGGTTCTAGCATGCACCAACACTTATAGTTAGGATCGCATGTAAATCTAGTGTCACATAATTCGCAAGTCTTCATTATACTTATTTACGCTTTCGCCCTTGATGGAATATATCTTCTTCAGTAACTACTCTAAATGTAAGTCCGTTTCGTTTACACCATGCTTGGGCGGCTGCCCATTTGGCGTAGTTTACTGCAACAATAGCTCTATCTCTATTACTGGCTTTGCTTTCAAGAATGCTTTGTTTCTTTGGTTTAATTTCTATTAGTTCAGTAACAACTTTATTATGCTTGTTTCTATATTGTATAAGAAAGTCCGGAATGTAACGTGTGGGTTTGCCAGTTACTGGGTTCCTGTATGGTATTGTCATACTCTCACTAGCCCAACTTATAATATGGTCATTGCTATCACAAAATCTCATAAATGCAAGTTCCCATCCACTACGAAACTTAGGAGCACCTTTGCCGGCATACTTCCTTTGGTTCATTACTGTGTAGGTGCCTTGTTGAAATTTTGACATACGTCACCTATATGAGTATGTTGCGAGCAGCATATTGATTAGGAGTAGGAGTATTGGTAATACCAAGCAGTGTGGCATTGCTACGTTGGTTATTCAAATAGTATGCCAGAGTAGCAGTAATTTGAATTTTATTTTGTTTGCTTAGTTCACTTAGAAGTGTTTCAACAGGAGTACCACTATCTTCGCTGATAGTAAAAACACTCAATGTAAAATTCTTAGCTGCATCGCCATCGGCAAATATATTTGTAAAAAAACTTAATGCAGTATCGTATACGTTTGAATCAATGAGAAGTTCACGTTTGTAGAATTCATCAAACAATCTTACTGTAGGATCTGTTTTTGGATTTGTGTAGTTTACTGTTGCCATTGTTAACTCGTCTTAGTTTGATCTGGAATACTTACTGGTTTAGTTAGGTTAGTGTATGGTCTTGCTCCAACTACTGTAGGTATTGGTTTTAATGTTGCAGGTGCACTAGTACCAACCGCTTGAGCAACAGGTGCTTTAGGAAATAACACACCACGTGCAGCTCCTGGCAGGTCTTGTTTAATTTGTGCTCTAGCAATATTTTGTGATTCAGTTTTAAGTATTGCTTGCAAGTCTCTACCTTTGAATGTTTCAAATGCAGTTCCACCTTTTTGTATTGCTCCAACAACTCCTGCTAGGTTACCAGCACTTAAATCAGTTATAATACCGCCAGCGGCATCAACTAATCCACCTTGTCCAAATATTGTTCCAGCACTTCCTGGTCTTGACAATGGTGATGTAATTGTGTCGTAGTTTGCTGGATTTGCAAAACTTGGAATGGCTCCGTCTGGTTTTCCGCCAGTTAATGCACCACTATAATATTTTACAGTTTCATAATCAAAGGTAAACGTATTTTGCATAATACCAGCACCTTCACTATAATTGTACGTGTCGTGTTCAAAGGAGCTTATAATCGGGTTAATAAGTGTGTAGGCAGCCCATTTATGATCATTCATTCCAAAAATTGTTATGTCACGGAAAAATGCTGGCTTTCCTGCTCTAGCACCATCCATGTAACTTTCACCAATATAACCCCAATCGTTTATTTCTCTATCCTGAGTGTATATGTCTCTAAAGCCATAAGGAAATGCTGCACCAGGATCAACTCCTTGTGCATTAGGACCAAGACTACCGTTTGTTACTGCGGCATCAAAATACTTTTGACTTGCATCCTTGTAATAATATGAATAATAATTATACCAAAGTGTTCTACTAAGGTCACTAGCATCATCATGCATGATGCAAGTAATAGGGTCATATTCAATTTGCGTCTGAACCTTGCGTTTTCTATTGTATTGGTTCATAGTTTCAACTGAAAACTTGTATGAAGGAAGTTTAACTTCTTTAACAAGCAAGTTAAGATTAGTTAAATCGTTTACTTGAAATACATTTGCAAGTTGCGGAATTTGTTGTACGTTTATATTGAATACAACGTGGAATAGAAATTTACGACGTGGAGAAAGGGCCGAGTTATTACTCGTAAAAGTTTTACTCGCATGTGTGTAGTCTTTTAGAAAATCGTTGCCAAAAAAACCTTTAAGTACGTCTTCACCGAAAGCCATAAGTTACTCCTTAAACTTAATTAGCCCGTTACAACGTCACCTAGTGTTCTTCCTACTGTAGCACCAACTCCTGTTCCAAGTGGTGTTTGAACTGCGTTGTCATAACGTATTGATGTTTCAATAGTTACTGGATCATTCGAACCGTAATCTAAATCACCATAGTTAGCATTTACTAAGAAGCAACCATATAGTTCCCATGTCTCAAGTACGTTTGGTGTGCTTGTTCCATTACCACCGTCTAGTACTTCACAACGTGTTGTAAATTTGTAATCAATACCTGAACTTGCTGATGCTTGCTCTAGAGTATCCATTTGCTTTTGAATTTGCTCACCAATTAATCTACTTACGTGTCCGCCAGCATCATCTCTAAATGTTGCTGATACTGCGTCCCATGTTTGACGACCAGCAAGATAGATTCTACTGTTGTAGATTGGAACTTCGATTTCTTCAAAGTTTATAGTTGGTCTAGTAAAAGTCATTACCTGTTTGGTAAGTTCTGTTCTAGGTGTAGACACGCCAAGATTCTCAAATACCACTCGGTAGCGATATTTTAACTTTGGCATTAACAGTCCTTGAGTAGCACTCGATTGGTCTGATGCCAAAGGCACTGTCATTCTTGTTAGCGATGATACGGCCATTTTCTAATTCTCCTTATTACAAATATTATTTATCAATATTTCGCCACAAAAAAATGAGGCCTAAACCTCATTTTCATGTATTTAAAGTACTTTAAACTGCGGCTGAGCTTGCTACGTTACCCGCTGCTATCTCACCTGTGTTCTTAATTCTTACTGGTATGTATATAAACTCAACAGCTTTAACTGGCTCAATTGCAACATCTACATATAGTTCGTTTGCATCAATTCTAGTTGGTGTGTTATTTGATTCGTCACACACTACCAAGTAATCGTATATACCACGTTTTGCTACTAAGTCAATCATCAAGCTCTCGATAGAGTTCTTAATCTCATCACGTGTTGTTTGATCGTTTGGCTCAAAAACAAAGTTCTTACCAATTACTTCTAGTCTACCTCTAATAAATGCTACTAATCTAGCAACGTTTATTCTATCAAGTGAACTACCAGTAAATGTTGTTTTATTACCATAGTTAAGTATTCCGCTTCCAGGAATAAACGTAATTGGGTTAATTGAATTTTCATACAATGTATCTCTAATACCTTGTCTAATAGCAGTTTGAGTAAACTCGCCTGTAATTGCGTTTACAAACCCTAACTGTGTTGCATTATCAACAGTTCCACGTCTTGTACCTGCTGGTGCTAACCAAGGATAAGCAACATCATCTGACCGTACAACTGTTCTTAATATCATATGTGTTGCTGGAGCAACCACAACTGTTCCACTTAGATCAGTTGTTTGACAACTTGGATAAAATACACCAAAGTATGGATCTGCAGTTGTTAAGCCATCTCCATTTGCATTGGTTGCCCAATTAGTAATAGCAGTTCCTGTATCTGCTGTACGCATTGGCATATCACTTAGGATAAATCCTGTGTTGTTTCTCTCGTTGTTTAGTGCTACTAGGTTAGTTGCAAGTTCTTCGTAGTTAGGGCAACATAATAAGTTGTATATCTTTTGCTCTTCACGTAGTTCTTGTGCTCCATCTACTGATGCTTTTAGTGCTGAAACAACAATTGCTCTTACTGCATTTCTTCCTGCATACATAGCACCATTACTTTGTAATCCGCTTGCAGTTACCCACGCATCTGTTACAGTTGGTAATGCACCAAATGTAGCAAAAGGAAAGTCTACAGCATTAAAG